TCTCCGAAGCAAGGAAACAGCGCAAGCCAGGGCCATCACTGCATCCTGTTCGATCTTGCGATCCTCAAGCTTGTAGTTGAGTAGCTGCTTTCTCACTACTTGCCATACTCCCCCATCGGGAAGCAAGAGTCGGCCTTCGTCAATAATCGTCCGAAGGTCCCCGAGCAGCATCCGCTTTTTCTGGATCGTGCCGCCGAATTCGACATTGGTGAGGTTCGGGACATCGAGCTCGATAGCCTCCCTGAACATCTTGCCGCCGAAACCAGTGGCGTCGAGCGCAGTATAACACACGGCCCCAATACGATTTACGTTGTAGGCATTGGAGGCATCCAACGCAAGGGCCTGCAAATCTTCCGTAGACTTCTGTCCCCGCTTCTGCTCGGCGCGCACCCCCACGAGAAACGGTCGCGTAGGGTCCGAGTCCCCAGGAACAACCTTGAGAACGATGCTCCATGCGCTATCTGCCATCTTCGCCGGGTCAAGTCCCTGCAGATACACGCCCTTGGCCCTGGCAGGGCTGCGTTCGGGCATTCCCGGGATGAAACATTCCTCCACATTGGCGCCGTTGAAATACGCGGTTTTCGACTGCAGGAATTCGCCATCGATATTCTGCCGGACAGAACGCTCGTCCATGTCGGCAACCAGGCGATCAAACATGGCCTGATCGAGCCCGTACCCGATGTTGTCGCGCGTAGACATGCGCATCGATCGCCAGGAAACAAGGTGTCGCGTGTTATCAGGGTCGCCGAACGCCCAGTAATCGGCAAAATCGCTGCCGAGATCCTCAGACGGTGTTGACACCATGAGCAGCTGTCCGCCAGTTCCCAGTCGGCGCGGGTTCAGCACTTCCTTGATAAGAAACGGCAGATTGCGCTCGGCCCCAGCCTCGTCAAATGATATCCCATCCATGTCTTTACCAAGTGTCCCTAGTGCCTTCTCGCTGGTCGTACGAAAGTGCACCTGTGCCCCTCCCCATTCAGGCGTGAACCGCACCCACTGGTAATCGCCGTGCTCCTTGAGCCCCCACTCGGCAACCGGACCAGCCGCCGCCATTGGACACCCCTGGGCGCCCTGCGCGACATGGTTGCCGCTCAGAATACGGATGATGTCAGCGTACACCAGGTCAGCGATTTCCTGCACGATGCCGAAATGGTACCAGTGGAACTCGCGTTTCAGCCAACGGACCGCCTCCTCCTTGGTTACCGGCTTGGCTCGCCCTGTTTTATCAAGGCAACAGTAAATGATAATACAGGCAAGCAACATCGTCTTTCCGGCGCGGTTCCCGCTCGCCAGCATGAGCGTCAGATAGAGCGCGGTATGAAGTCGTTGAGGATCGCGCGCGAGCACAAATCCAGCGAACGCCAGCTGCCCGACGTGGAGCGCAATCCCCAGCCGATCGCGACAAAACCCCCGAAATCCTCGGGCGGCCTCTACTTCGGCAGGGGTAAGACCGAACCTGACAGAAAGTAGATAGTCTTGCCTGCGCTCAGTAAGACGGGCCATCCGTTTCTTCCATTTCCGAGGGCAAACTGTCCGTTTCTTCCATTTCTGTTGCCTCTCCGTCGATCGTCCGGCCATCTTCAATGAGGCGCGGCGGCGGAGCACCCCCGGTCAACATGGCGATGATGGCGAAGGCCAGGTCAGCGGTTTGCGCCCGAGCTTTCTGCTTCTCTCGGCCATCGATAATAGCCTGCGCTTTGAGACCAGCGTTGATCCCGGGCGCATGGTCCTTGTTGACCAGAAGCAAATCTCCCTGTTCAAACTGCGCATCAGCCGCATCGCGGATACGAATGGCAAAATCGCGCTTACGCTCGTATGGAAGAGGCTCCACAGGCGGTTTGTAGTGCGATTTGTGACGCAGGATGACTTCGGGAGTCACGTGCATACCGGATTGGGCCAAAAGACGCGAAATTCCGGCAGCGGACATCCTCTCGTTCAAGAGGGGATCAATTTCTCGCCGCCATACGACATTTGAGCAAATGGAGCACTTGACTCGCGTCATTCTGTACGCCAACCTCCATTCGCGATGTATTTTCGGGCTTTCGCCATCACTTCTGGATGCCGGTCAAACAAACTGACAATGTAGCGATTGCACCAGCGACAAAGAAGTCCTCGGACCAGCCCTGTCTTGTGATCGTGATCAACCTGCGGGCTCGTTTTGACGCGTCTCCCGGTCAACGTGCCGGTAAAATGGCAGTTCAGGTGCCAATTTGGGGTTCGGAATGGCCTACCACAGACTGCGCAGCGATGTCCCTGCTCGTCCAAACGCTCGTCACGTTCCTCGACCGTGATCCTGTAACCCGAAATGGCCTCCGTGGCCCTAAGTTGGCGCGCCACGGCCGCCGGAGTCAAGGATTTCGTCGTCATTCGTCGCTCTCGTCTTCCTCGTCGGGCCGCCGGCCGGCCAGTTCCCACTGCGAGAGGGGTCTTAGACCCTTCCAGAAGCGGCTAGTGCTACTTCGGGACTTCTGAAAACCCTTTTTCTCAAGCTCGCGAGCCAGTTTTGGCATCGAGAATGGCTCACCGTCGATCCCGGCCGCGCGGAACCACGATTTGTAGGCATCGTAAACCGCCTGTCCACTTGCCTCCACGCCGAGACGCATCTCAAATGCCTCGCGCAGACATTCTGCAATCACGTCATTTCGTTCGATGAACGCCGCCGATTGTTCCACGACGCGCGCGGGCAATACGAGCCCGCTTCCCCCGTTCACCCAATCACTATACCATAGTGCCGCACGCCAAACAAGGATAGCCAGGATGTCCTCTTTTTCTGCTGCCAGCTTGTCATACAGGCCCTTGTCCTCATTGGCGCCCTCGTACCGATGCCGGAAATCAACCACTATCGTACGCGAGGCCATGCTAGGCCCAATGTCTTCGATGGAGGGGGCGTCATTGACAAGGAAAGTAATGCTATGGGTAGGCTCCCATGAGATCGCATGTTTCTGATACAGTCCACGAGCGGTGATGATGTCCCCGCCCGTATGGGCTTTGAGCAGTTCCTCGTTGAACTCTCCGCGGTTCGGTTCTGAACAGAAAACGAGCCGCTCGCCTTTGAGCGCCATCAGATCTGCGCGCGCCTCGCTACTGCGCGCCGGGCCAAGATGACTGCGCGAGTAGAGATTTGCGTCTGGCTGTACCGCGTACTCACCTGTCGCGGCCATGACCGCGTGCTTGAGTGCGCCCTTTCCATTCCGTCCAATCCCGATCATCAGAAGGAACCGCTGCTCGGGAGCCATGCCGAACAGACTGGCGCCGAACCAGGACAGAAGGAAAGTAACGATTTCGTTGTTCGGAGTGAAATCGTAGTCGGACGTGACCTCGGACAGGAAGGGAAGGAAGATCTTGGCCCGCGTTACTCCGAGCTCATCAGCTTCGCCGGTCAATGGCTTGAACTTGACGCCCGTAGACTTGGTAATTTTGTCCTCGGGACGCCCCTTCCGCAGCTTTCCTGTCCGCAGGTCCACTACCCCGTTCGTGCAGCCAAGCAGATACGGGTCCTGGTCCCAATCTGCTCCGTCCGTGCCATACTCGGGAAATGAGGCCAGTGCTTCCAGCGCCCGTTGCTGGCTGACGCGTTTCAGCAGCGCGGTCATTGCCTTGCGCCCCTCGGCCCCGAGATTAGGTCCACCTACCGACCACGTATCACGCGCGAGCGCCGCGGCTGCCGCAGTAGCGACCGACTCGGAGATAAGATCAACCTTGTCAATAGCCCAGCGCACACCATCGAAATGATGCCACCGCTGCATAGTATGGTCGAAGCGCCATTTGTTCTGGAGTTCCGCTGCCAGCCACTCGGCCTGACGGTAATCTTCTGATCCTTGACCGAAGATAGGTCCAGTCGGCGTGATTATTTGTTCAGTCACCCTCGGCCTCCTGCGCTGAGCGCACTGTCCGCCTGATCTCGGGACCCAGCAGGCCAGAGCCACGGGCAGCGTCGATCAGTTCATTCAAATCGTCAGGGTCAGCGCCTTCCTCGATCATAGTACGTGCTGCCCAGTAGAGCATAGCGTTTCGTTGTCCTTCCGGCGCCTGTTGCATGTGATTGATGATCCCGTCGAACAGTGGCACGGAATACAACTTACCATTTTCAAAGGGTTTCTTTGCCCGTCGCCGTTCGTTTTTGCGCCTGATGATCGCTCGTTTCTGCTCGTCCAAGCGACGTTCCAAGATTTCATGCAACCTTGCAGGCATTTCCATCGGGGGGCCATCCCCGGGCTGCAATTCCCAGTGATACCGGAACCCGGTCGGATGCAGAGACGGCGGAGCGACTACATATCCGCCTTTTGCCTTGAAATCAAGCCCGGGCGCGAGTTTAGTAGTAGTCCACGAGAAGTCCAACCAATCAGCATACCACAAATGATACCCGCGGGCTGTCTTGGCAACCCATCGCCACGGCAGGAAGTCGTCATCCCCGACCAGCGCGCGCCACGATTTAGCCCCATCCTCGCCATCGATATCGACCACGTAGTACGGGCACCCGGTCAGTATCCCTACCCCCGTGGTAAATTCGTTCCCGAAGGCAGCCGGGATGGCGGTGGCGCGGGTAATGTCGTAGAAGTCCTTGATCCCATGCGGATGCACGCGGCCGTTCGGCGCCTTCCCGGTCAAGGCGATGATACTCAGCCCCCGGGATACATAATCGAACGCGGCCGTAAGCAAGTTCATGATTATCCGTTCGTCCAGATGGCTTCCCGGGAAGGCCCGGAATGGTTCTTGGTCTCGGTGGCCTTGGCAGAGAGCAGATACCGGAATGGAAGCCACGTGGCATTTTCCTGCTCGCAAACAATGACCTGCCCTTTTCTCTCGCGGCACCAGGCAGCTAACTGATCATAGTCTATCTCATGGTACCTGTACAATCGCCCGGCTGACGAGTTGTACGGCGGATCGATGAACCAGGTTGCCGTTATATTTGGCAGATTCACGTAACTCGTCTCGATAACCTGCCAGTGCCGCACGTAGCGTTGCTGGGAGGCGATCCGTTCCCTGATCTCCGGCCCCCAGTAGGACGTGTTATGGGTCCCGGCCCGCATCCATGCCGAGGGCGTCTTGCACGGATGCGTGTTTCCTTTGTTGAGCCAGAACCCGATTAGCCATCGCGCCTCCTGCGGGATAGATGTCAACGTGTCCACCGAGCCATCGAACTCAACAGGCAGCGCGCGGATTTCCCGCTCGGGGGCGTGGACAATATACCGCCACACGCCCGCCAGGATCGGGTCCAGATCAGCCAGGAGAACGGCATGTCCAGGATGACGTAACGAGTAGCCTGCCGCCCCGGCGAAAGGCTCGATCAGTATCCGGTGAACAGGGGCCGGATATCCAGGCGCCGATCTGTACTTGGCCCCGTAGTACGTGAAAAATGGTTTCAACAACAGCTTCATGTGATCGGAATGTCACGGAACCGGAGCGGCAACCTGACCGATGCTGGCACCGGGCGCTCAACAATCGCCGGCGACCCGATATCCGGTCGGTAGGTTACCTTGAGGTAGTCGAACCCGCCCTCTATGGTCGTTGCTCCGCAACGGCACTCTACGAAGTCGTCAGGAGAGTTGCTGTAGATATCCTCGCCGCACCTTCTGCAGCGTACACCGCGCTGGATGTCTGTTCGACCAGCCATGATAACCTCTTCATCTTGCAGCCGGCCGCTCCCCGGCTAACTGGTCGTAAACAGGAACGAAACGGGAAACCGACCAGTTAGCCGGGGGAGCTACAACAAGTTATTCAGCGGTAGTGGAGGATGACGACGACGATGACGCCGCAACACCAACACCCGCCCGGCGCTTGCGGCGCGGAGGCAGGACATTGACAATCTTCGGCCAGCCGGAGTCACTTGTCCCGATCTCGATCTGGCACGGGCGGTCGAGCAGCGCAGCGGCATCCACGCCCTCGCCCATCTCGAACAGCGCGTACTCTTCGGCGGTCAACAGTGCCTTGAGATTGCGCACTGCCCTCGGGACGGTCCGCGACTTGGTGTTGGTGGACAGGCTGGTAAGCTGCTCGATTTCAAGCGGGTCGCCTTTGTGATAGATAACGGCGCCATTGTCGTCTAGCAACGTGAACGACCAGACGAACCGCTCGCCGTCGCCGTAGTCTCCGCCGGAGATAAACTTCGTGGTGATCCCGGAGAACTTGGCATCGTAGATGCCGTT